TGTTTGACCTGTTCCGCCATATATCGCGCCAATCGCAACGCCATTCCACGTTGTTCCCGTAATAGATCCGGGATAATTAAACGTATTAGTTGACCAAGATACGTTTGCTGGTGATTGATCGTGTCTATCCCATGATCCTGCTGCAGAGGCATTAGACAATAAAACTATAGTGGAATAACCGCCTGATGGAACAGATAAAACTAATGTATTTGAATTATTGTTTACAGTAATCGCACCACTCGTTTGATTGTTGTTAAACGAGAAGATTGCACCATTAGGTAATGTGGTTGCATCTGGAAGCTTAATTGTTTGGCCGCCAGCGCCTGTAATTACATATACAGGTGTTGAAGAGGCCGTGAGAACAATTTGTGTTCCAGAAGCGGCTACGCTTGTAAATCCAGCAAAGAAAGCATTTGAACTTTCGTTTGCGTTTGCATCACGCAATACAACAGAATTAGGACCGCTTGAGGACGTTACTCCAGTACCGCCATTTGCTACATTAAGAGTACCACCTAGTGTTATATTTCCGGTTGATGCAGTTACAGTAAGGCCAGTGGTATTAGTTGAAAAGCTTGTCACGCCGGTATTTGTAATTGTAACAGGTGCAGATCCGTTATAACTAGTTCCACTTAATCCCGTTCCAATTGTTAAAGGAAATGCCGATGCGGCTGTTACTGTTACCGATCCACCAAGACTGACAGGCGTTCCGTTAATAGTAATTGAGCTATTAGTAAGAGAACTATTTCCAATATTGTTTAATGTATTGCTTGATCCGCTGATTGTTTTGTTCGTTAGTGTTTGTGTTCCGGTCAGCGTAGCAACAACGGTTGTATCAATAGATGTTGAAACAGGAACAGATCCGTTATAGGAAACGCCTGTCAAGCCAGTTCCTAATGACAATGCATTTAGATTTGATCCAAGTGATACGCCTGATATCGTACTATTAGCTAATTGAGAGTTAGTAATTGTTCCGCTCAAAGCTGTTGTTGGAATAGATGTAGACGCGGTTACAGCACTTGATCCATTCGCATACATATAGCCAGTTAAACCAGTTACAGTAATTGATTGGAATGCCTCGGCAGACGATCCTAATACCTTTTCCCAAATACTTCCATTGAATACAGCCCAGTCTCCAGCGGTCCAAAGATTGATGCCATTGAGATTGGTAGTACCACCAACCGATACTAAATAATAATATCCATTTGTTCCTACGCTTGATGTTAAAACGGGAGTATTGGTAGTAGCGTTCCACGTACCTTGATATGACACTCCGCCAATTACTGAAGAAGGTAATTGAGTTGTAGGCACTTTTCCTGTTGCGTCTAATGAAGCAACACCATTTGCCATTCCCTTGTCTGTAATAGCAGAAGATGGTATTGCAATAGATGTATTGGATGCTGAAGTTAATTGACCTTGAGCATTAACAGTAAACACTCCAACTTGAGATGCTGAACCATACGTATTTGCACTTACTCCAGTAGAAGCTATAGCAATAGTTACAGGAACAACTCCATTGTAGCTTGAACCCGATAATCCAGTTCCAATTGTTAGAGGATTAGGCGATGCTGCTGTAACAGTTACAGATCCACCTAAATTAACAGTTGTTCCATTAATTGTAACTGCACTGTTAGTCAGCGAACTGTTACCGATATTAGTTAATGTATTACTGCTTCCGCTAATCGTTTTATTAGTGAGTATTTGAGATGCGGTCAGCGTAGCAATCGTATCGCCATTAATAGTTCCGCTGGTTGCAGAAATACCAGTAAAAAATCCAGACGAAGGTGTAGTCACGCCGATAGGCGTGTTGTCTAGGCTATCTAAAGTAAGCGCAACTCCTGATATTGATCCGCCTGTAATTACTACAGAGTTGGCGTTTTGTATCGCCATAGTTCCCAAACCGGATATATCGCTAGTTGGGATTGCGGCAACTGATGTCATCGGAGATGATCCATTACCTTTTACATATCCAGATAATGTTCCTGCAACTCCAGTACCGCCACTAGATGTATTGACTACACCACTTAAAACAATAGTCCCGCCGGTAGGCGTGTTAGGCAGTAATCCAGTTGTTCCAGCACTAAACGTAGAAATACCGCCTGATGCAGAGAATACTCTCCATGCGCCAGCAGAATATCCTTCAAACTGATTCAAATCAGTGTTGTAACGAATCTGTCCTGAAGAACCACTAGGGCGTTGAACAGTACTTCCAACTGGTACAGTAATAGCAGCAACACCTGGCACGATAGGATCGTTAGATAATCCAATAGTGGGGTTATTTGCGCCTGCGGCATTGCCATTTAGCACAGATATTTGATTAGTAACACCTACAATTGACACAGGCGTGTAAACATTTGAGTTATTTAGTGCAATCAAACCATTACCGGCTTGTGTTGCTATGGAATTTGCTAATCCAGTCAGCTGAATAACAGGATTTCCTGCCTGTCCGTCACCATTTGTAACAGAAACTCCTGTTCCTGTAACAGTTATTGCTCTAGGCGTAACAGTAGCGCCTGTTTTAGCAATAAAACCGTTGCTTGCCGTTTCTAAACTAGCGCTTACGCCATTTAATGCAATGCGATAATAGGATTGAGCGCCATTATCAACCAATCCAATGCCTAATCCCTCTGCAAAATAGCGGCTATTAGGTAAAGTTGGCTCGTTATTGACCGTTAAAAACGTCTGTGTCTGTACTGGAGCGTTAGCAATCGCGCCTGTGGTAGTCTGTACCGTAACGCCGTTCTGTACTACAGGTACGGATTCCGTTCCGGTCAGCGGTTGCGCGGCTGGGAGCTGCGTTATAGTTACGTTTGCCATTATGGACTCACCGTAATCGAATCAAGATTCCCGTTATTTTCAGGATTCTGTGTGTTTTGTTCAGGAGATAGCTCATTATACCCGTAAGCGCCTGTTGTGATTGCATTTGGATTAGTTGCAACGCTTACATCAGGACGCGGAAAGCGCAAATTAATGCGCTCTGTCTTACGGGCAGGGAGTCTATAAGGATCTTTATCGTCTTTACATCCTTGATCGCATACTCTAAGGCCAGGAAAGTTAGTATCTGGCCCCATAGTAGACAACGGACGCTTCATCTTGCAGCGATCACATACTCCAATCGCCAGCGTTGACATACCCGTTGTATCAAGGAAGATAGGCATTATTTTGTATATACACCAATCAGAGGCGCAAAATAAACGGGAGAACGATCACGCTCTTCTTGCTCTGCATCAAACAGATATTGCGCCGCCATCTTTTCTAGGTACTGAACTCGAGCCATATCCACCTGTGGTAGCTCTAAGCTCATCCTATGTGCCAGCATCATAACCACAGCCTCATACCATCTCTGAGGCACTTCTAGCTCGTTTGTAAGCGCTCCAACGTCATCAATCTGACGTGAATACCATACGGTCATCTGAACGAAAGGATCAGAAGGCGTAGGCCATAAATAGATACTAGGCTGAGGAATAGTGCGGTCGAACCAAAATTGATACGGCTGGTTGGCTGTAAAGTTCTTATTGGGTAAGTTCGTGTAATCATCACGATTCAGACGCGACATCATAATCTCGCGGCTGTTATTACCCACATAGAACTCACGCAACGCTAGTGTTGTGCCGTTATAAGCACGGATGCGGTAATACTCTACGGACTGACCAGGATCTATATCCTGCCATATCCATTGCTTGTCGGTGACTGTGACAGAGCCATAATCATATAGCTTCTGCCATGTTGCGCCATCAATTGAATATTCTAAAACCAGCGACCATACAGCACTTCCACCGCCAGCAACGTAAGGCATAATGCCCACAGATCCAGCATAAATTGGGTTGTTGGTTCCATATAATATCTCAATATTTCCGTTTGCAGCGCCTTGTTGGCACCAAGTATTGATGTCATTGTCAAACGCATTTCCAACAACACCACCGGCAGAAGATGAATACGAGCCTGTTGGGCGATTCATCGTGCGATAGAGAACGTTCAGCGTATCTATAGTTCCTTTTGGAAGGTTATAGATATACTGATCAGGATTTAATCCCACAACTAACTTGTTGATTGCCCAATACTGAATACCGCGGTTGGCTAGATTGGACAACAAGAAGAACAGCGACTCCCGTGCAGAGAGAAGCTGTTCCGATGTTAAATCTTCAGCAAGCTTGCCGCAGCGGCGTGCTCCATGGTCAATAAGCTTTGATACTGTAATGACCGTCTGCCCAACTGTTCCTGAATAAGCCATGACATCATCCGCGTCTGCGGGCACGAATGTTGCCGCCGCCTTTTGCCTTGTGGGCTTTGTCAGCAGCGGCAAATTCTTTGCCTACCTTTTGTGGTATTCCAACTTTCCGAGCGAAGGCGGGGTTATGCGCCACCGCCTCCATTAACTTATGCTGCTCGGGGCTTTTTGAAGGCATTAGCACATATCCTTATGGTGCATCTTGCCACCATGAGCTTTGTGATGAACCTTGCCACCCTTCTTAAAAGTACCGGACAGTTCGGTAATCTTAACGGGAGCAGATGCCTTCTTCATGCCTTGGGGCATATCCACGGGACGGCCTGAATCTTCAATCGCGCCACCACGCTTGTAACCGGCTGGCTTGCCTTCAATCACGCCGCCTGTGGCTTTGTGGTGAACTTTACCGCCGTGCATGTGATGAGCGTGCATCTTTCCGCCGTGCTTGTAACCACCTGGCTTACCTTCTTTCACATCGCCTGTGCCGTGAGCAGAGTCGTGGTGAGCGGTATCCATCTTGGTCTCAGCAAAGTTAGCAACGCCGCCCTTAGCCATCTTAGCCAAATGCTTATGATGCTCGTGCATTTTGTGATGGTGAGCAGAACCGCCTTCTTTATGCTTAGCAGCGTGGTGTTTAGCCATGTGCTTGTGATGCTCGTGCGAACCAACTGGATGACCAGAGATGTGATGCACTTTGCCGCCATGAGCGTGGTGAGCAGCGTGATGAATCTTACCGCCATGCTTGTAGCCTGCTGCGCCCAATTTAACGCCGCCTGTACCGTGTACGGTATCGTGGTGCGCTGTATCCATCTTGGTGCTTTCAAACTCAGAAACCTTACCGCCGTCTTTCAGACCGTGGTGAGCTTTCTTGGCTTTCATGTGCTCGTGGTGATGCAACTCTTTCTCAAGATGCTTCACTTCTTTCTCAATCTTACCGCCATGAGCGTGGTGATG